GGAACTTCATTTGTCAGCTCAGGCAGACTCTGCGCTAGAATACACAACTATGACAACAAAATCAGTTTGGAGTTGCTTTTTGTTCCCGAGGATTATGATTGTGAGCCGACAGCGATTTCTCTTAGCGTGTGCTAGACCAGAATAACAAAGCCGCCGCTAGGCGCAAAACTTGTTTGGATACAAAACCTAGCGGCGGTTAACACTTTGAAAATTATGAATACACCAACAAAACAACAGATTGAGGCGGCTTTGAGGCATGCCGATGAATTAGACGACAAGCAAGATAGGGAATTATTGCGTTTATGTGCAGATGATCTGAAATTAAAGGGACATATAGCAAATGCAGTAGCGGTAATCCTAGCCGCCGCATACCGAGAGCAGCAACGCGAGATTGAGGAAATAAAGCAACAACGCGACACGCTGGCAGAGGCTTTGCGGGAAATAAAAAACAGCGAGCCAGCAAACCACAATGGCGAACTTTTTTATGTAAGATACACCCCAGACGGCGATTACGCTGGCGAAGAGCAAGTAAATCCCCTTTCTCTTTTGGCGTTCATTTATCCTAGAGTGAGTGAGGAGTTGGCCGCACTGAAAGGAGAGCAACCATGAGTGACACGCCAAGGACGGATGCGCGATATTGGTGCGAGCAAAGAGGCGAGAAACCTTGTGCGGATTTTTGATTTGCCGCCCCTTAAAAATCACTTGCAAATCACAAGCAAATCACTAACATGCAGACATGACCACCGCCGCAATCTGCGAAATCGTAACCGCGCTTCACCGCCTAGGAATCGGCATGGCAGAGGCAAAGGTGTTTGTCATAGCGGACGGCAAAACTATGCGGGAAATTGCCAATCAGGGCAAATCGGACATTGTTTTCACGAATAACAAACTTTGGGCGCTGACGCAAAAAGGGCTTATCACGCAGACTGGCAGACCAGCAACCTATTCGCACACGGCAGACGGGCAAAAGGCCATGAAATCGCTCGTTGCAGCGGGAATGAAAAAATGAACAATTTCCTACAAGCTCTCGAAAGCCTAGCACGGCGCATTGTTCGCCCGTCATGGTTCCGTTCCCGTGAATGGGCGCAAGTAGCACCCGCATTCCGTCAAAGGGCGTTTTTCAGTGCCACAGTGACCAGCGCGAAGGTTTTAAGCAAGATGCGCAATACGTTGCTTGATTGGCAGCAAGAAGCCGTGGAGGAAATCGTGGACGTAAACACGGGGCAAGCAGTGACCGTTTACAAGGAATCGGGATTGGCAAAGTTTCGGGAGCGATCAGCGGAATTTCTGATTCAGGAGGGGCTAGCAACGCCGGAAGATTACGAAAATGACCGCATGGATAACGTAATCGGGAATAGCCGCTTGCAATTGATTTTCAATACCAACTTAGAGCAAGCATCAACATTCGCAGCGTGGCAAATGAAGATGCGCAATGAAGACTGGCTGAATCTTTATCCTGCCGCTCGCTTTGTGCGCAGGCCTGGAGCAATCATCAAACGGCAGCGACATGTTGACGCAGAAAACCAAGTCAGGCGGTGGGATGACTTCGCATTTTGGACATACCAAAACGCCGCTGACATTGGCGGATTTGACGTTCCATGGGGGCCGTTTGGCTTTAACTCATACATGATCCAAGTGCCAGTGAAGCGCAAGGAAGCGGAAAGGCTAGGCTTAGTCAGAAAAGGCGAGCGCGTGAAATCACCGAATGTCACAGCGTATGGTGTTGATCTTGGCAAGGCGTTTAACAAAGGCGTTGAATCGGATATTGATGACGTATCGCCCGAGCTACAGCAAGAAGCGCGTGAAACGATCATTTCAAGGCTAGGACCGCAAGCAATCGGGGCAGATGGCAAACCAACGTTGGATGCTATGAAGCAGCTACTTCGTTCTATCTAAATCAAAATTTTACTTACTCATGAAATCGCGTCAAGCAAAAAAATCAGAACCCTTGGAAGATCAAGGGGAAGAACTTTCTGAGAACGGCAAAAAGGTCATGAAGGTCATTGAACTTGTCGAATCAGGAATGACCGAAAGATCGGCATGCATGCAAGTTGGAATCAATCGGATGACGTTTAGACAGACAGCATTGCGGATGAAGGTTGAAATCCAATACGCGCGCGCCTTGTCAGCATTGGCAGAAAATCAGGTTGCCTTGCTCGAAACGGCTATTGAGGACATGCGAGAGGGAAAGATTGATGCGCAAATGGCAAAGGTGGAAATCGACGCTCGAAAATGGTTTGCGTCAAAATTCCTACCAAAACGCTACGGCGAAAAGATCACGCAAGAAATCAGCGGACCAGACGGCGCGCCTATCGCTCAAACGAATGTTTCACTATCGCCTGAGCAGGAAAGCAATCTTGCCGCGCTGGTGGAATTGGCAAAAGGAAAGGCGAAAAAATCATGAATGAGTTTGCCATTTTCGCTGTCCTTGGCATTTGCGCTCTAATTGGCGCGATGCTTGGCGACATGAAAAAACGATTTTGGGAGGGGGCGGCACTAGGTGCGATCCTTGGTCCGATTGGTTGCATCATCGCTATTCTATTGCCAGAGCCAACAAAATGACCCCAACCGAATTTTGCGTTCGCATCCTTGGAATCGTGCCCTACCTATGGCAATGCGAAGCCATGGAATCAGTGGCGCTAGAACAGCCGACAAGCGTAGTAGCGGCAAACGGCAGCGGGAAGACGGCGCGTTTGATTGCGCCCCTGATTCTGTGGTTTTTGCACGAATATCCAAGGGGGCAATGTATATTCACTAGCGGTTCATGGATGCAGATTGAGAAACAGCTATGGCCAGCGGTCCGAGTGTTTCAGTCACGCTTCCCGCAATGGCGATTCATGAGCGAGGAACTACGCACCCCACAAGGCGGATTCGCGTTCGGATTCTCGACTGACAACCCCGGCAGAGCGGAAGGGCATCACCCGAAGATCAACGGCGATACTGACCCTGTTTTCCTCATTATTGACGAAGCAAAGACGGTGCCTGATTGCATTTTTGAGGCGTTCGACCGATGCACGCGCCGCTTTGAATTGTGGGTATCATCCCCAGGCGCACCACGGGGGCAGTTCTACGATTCATTCCACAGCACAGCATCGCTCTACAAGACGATCAAAGTGCCGTCAACTGATTGCGCTCACATCAGTGCCGAAAAGAGGGAGCAGGACAAAATGAAGTATGGCGAGAGTCATCCGCTTTACAGGTCAAAGCACTTGGCGGAATTTACAGAGGATTTTGACCGCCTAGTTCTCGCTCCTGACCTACTGCGAAACGCTCTCGACTCGCAACCTAAGTCAAATCCCTTTGGCGAGATTGTGGCATTCTGCGACTTCGCAGCGGGGCGCGATGAGAACGTATTTGCGCTTCGCAGGGGTAACCATGCGCGAATCATCAAAGCATGGCAAGAGCGCGACACCGTGCAAGCAGCGCGTGAATTTGTGCGCATGTTTGAAGCGGAAAAGCTAACGGCAGGGCAAATTTGGGGCGATGCGGACGGCTTAGGAACGGGATTTTGTGACCAGTTCGCAGAAATGGGATGGCATATAAACCGATTTCATGGAGGGCAAGCAGGCACGGAAAAGGAGGAATACGCCAACCTGATTGCGCAAGTCTGGCACGTTGCAAGCCGTGAGTTAGAGCGCGGACGCATTCACGTTGGCGAACTTGACCCGCTCACGTTCTCGCAAATCACCACGCGCAAAAGTGAATGGAACGAAACTGGCAAGCTAAGAGTCGAAGCAAAAGAAAAGATGGCAGCAAAGGGCATGAAATCGCCTGACAGAGCGGATGCCTTGCTAGGTTGCATCGCCCTTGGAAGTCGAATCAGTGGGGCAATGACCGCAAGCGCCACAGTCGCCACGAATCCAAGCCCATTTGCAGCGCGCCCCATGCGCGGATTTAACGCCTTGTGATTTTGCGCTTGCTATAGGCGCGAAATTGTGATATTGCGCATTGCGTATGACCGAAGCCGAACGAAAAGGAATTGTTGCGCCGCTACCAGCAAGTTACCGCACGCAGGATTTTGACCTTGCCAACGTAACGCCGGACCAAGTGCGCAGCATCCTGCGAAATGTTCGCACGGGCAGGCTAGAAGACCAAGACCGCCTATTCCGCATGATGGTGGACAGCTGGTCAAGACTGCGCAAATGCTTGAATGAAATCAGCGGGAACGTCACGGCTTTGCATGTCGAAATTAAGCCAGGTATTCGCGAGGGAGCGGAAGAACCAACTCCCGAAGCTACACGGATTTACGGAGTGGTAGAACGGGCGCTTGAATCGTATTCGCCGCGCCCGTCTCATTGGGAGCTTGACGGGAAGGGCATGGTAAAGGCGCTGATTGACGGCTATGCCAAGGGCATCAGCGTTTGTGAAATCATTTGGCACGTTGAAAACGGCATTGTCTCGCCACGATGCTACGCGCCCGTTCCCGCTAAGTATCTCGCTTATCCATCGGCATCGAATGAAGTTGACCGCCTCATGATTGCGCCAAACGGTGTGAACTACGGCGCGCTGCAAGACTTCCCGCCTGATAAGTTCATCATTGGCATCTGGCAGCAAGGCGGTTGTCATCCAATCCACAGCGCGAACTTGCGCAGTCTCACGAAATTCTGGCTTGCCGCTATTTACGGGCTTGGCTGGTATATGCAGTATTGTCAGCTATTCGGCATCCCTTGGCGGCACGTTGAAACGGACGGCAGCGATGGCGCAATGAGCGCGGCGCAAGCCATGCTGGAAGAAATCGGCAGCGGCGGCACGGCAGTAACAGGACCAGGAGTGAAGCTCAACATTCTCGACGGCGTATCAGGCAGCGGCGACAGCACACCAACGGCGCATTTGATGGACTTGGCAGACCGTGCGTGCGATATTCTCATGCTAGGGCAAACGCTCACCACTGACGTTGGCAGCAGCGGAAGCCGTGCGCTTGGCGATGTTCACGCATCCGTTCGTGGCGATGTTCTACAGGGCGTTGCAACGTGGATCAGCGGCATCATCACCACGCAACTCATTCCCGCAATCGTGCGCATGAACTTCGGCGCGGGAGTTGCAAGCGAGGATATGCCTTACGCTGAAATCAGCATTCCGAAACCGAAAGACGAAAAAGCGATTGCCGAGCGCGTCAAGATTCTGAAAGAAATCGGTGTGCCAGTCACTACGAAATGGCTTTACGATGAACTGGGCATTCCCGAGCCGCAAGAAGGCGATGCGATCTTTGGCGAGGAAGTCGGCGAAGAATCGCCGGACATGGAACTTGAGCCAGAGTTGACAGAATCGGCACGGGTCGAGATTGACCTGCGACCTACCGAAGACATGGCAAAGGCAGCGCAAGACGCACTAGAGATTCGCCGCACAAAGCCAGCATCACAGCGCGGAATGACCGCTGTAGGTATCGCCAGAGCGCGGGACATTAGCAACCGTGCGCAACTCACGCCTGACACGGTAAAACGCATGGTTTCGTTCTTTGCCCGTCACGAAGTTGACAAGAAAGGCGAGACATGGGGCGACAAGGGCAAAGGCTGGCAAGCATGGCACGGATGGGGCGGCGATGCTGGCAGAGAGTGGGCAAACGCGAAACTCAAACAGCTAGAAAATGACCGATGAGGAACTGCGAGAGCTTGCGAGCGTTTGGCTTGCGCCTGTCGATCAAATCTTTGCTGACTTGATCGACAAAAGCTATCGCATGACGGCAGGCGCATTTCAGGCAGAGGTGCAAGCCGTAGTCGAACGCATCCCGCAACTGTTTTACCTACTAGATAAACGGGCGTTTGAAACGGCGCTAGAGAATGAGCTAGGCGAGGCAGCAATCAAAGCAATCGAAAGGAATCTATAGCATGGCAGTCAGCGTGAAAGTAACGGCAACGGGCATGAATGCGGCAGTTTCCGCCACGCTTCGCTTGCAATCGTCACAGGTGCGCAAGATTGCTATTGAAACAGGGTCAATCGACGCAATCGAGGCAATCAGCAAATACTACAACCTTGCGGGATCGAAACTTTGGGAAAATCCATCATTACCAACTCACGGCGCAGGACGCAAAAAAACGCAATGGTGGAGGCGGATTCCGAATAGCTGGAATACCGTAGGCGCATCGTCAAATGGCATCACGCTACGAAGCAAGGGCGCAATCGGATTCTCGCACAAAGTCACAGGCGGCACGATCACAGCACGGCGCAAAAAGTTTCTAACGATTCCAATTGTGCCAGAGGCGCATGGCTTGTCAGCAAAGACATACAGTCGCACAATCGCGCCATTGTTCGCAGTCAAAGGAGTGTTGGCACAAGCAGACGAAAACTCACCAACGGGCATTAAGCCAGTGTTCGTGTTGAAGCGGTCAATCACGCAAAAACCATGGCGGGGCGCGTTGCCTCCTGATAAGCTATACTTGGATGCTTTCGCAAAAGGCGCTCTATCGCTACTGATTGCACAAGCTGAGAACGCTACTTAAAAACAAGTAATTACAAGCGCCGTCGTAATGCTAATCTCTTTACGAAATGGCGAGCGAACTTATCAGTGCATCTTTTCAGACCGAGGTTGATTCCTTGGTTGAGAGCATTGTCTATCTTCCCGAGGGAACGCATGAAATCGCAGCCACAGTGAACGGAAAAGCAGCAAAGCGCAAGGTAACGGTCGATGACCGCATTCTTGCTTCATTCGCTAACGATTTGCAATCGCGCCAATCGCGCAATGTTCGCCCGTTCGCAGGATTCGATCACAAAGCTGGTCCTGCTAGCTTCATCCCGAAAGAGTTTCGCTATGAATCAGGCGTTGGCTTGATGCTCGACGTTGAATGGACGCAAGCAGGCAAGAGCGCGGTGGAAGGTAAGGATTATTCTTACTTCTCCCCCGCGTTCCTACTTCGCAACGGCATCCCCGCTGGCTTACCAACTCACGGCGAAATCGGATCACTTGTAAACGAACCCGCATTTGAGGCGATGGAGAAAATCGCCGCATCTCACACACAAACTACTATGGAAATCGAACCACTCGTAATCTTGGGACTCGTCCCCGCCGATACCGCTCCCGAAGCGGCACTTGAACTTGCACAAGCCGCGCTTGCGGAGCTTCGCACACAAGCCGCCGAAAACGTGCAAGCTGCCGCTAACCACACGGCAGAGCTTGAAAGCATCACCGCCGCACGCGACACATTGCAAGGCGAAGTTGAAACGCTTCGTGCATCACTCGCTAAAGTCGAAGACGAAGCCGCTGACAGCGTAGTAGCCGAAGCCGTAAGCGCCGGACGCATCGCCCCGCAAGACGACAAAGCGAAAGCATTCTGGAAGGCTCAAATCAAAGCTGATAAAGCAAATATCGAAATCCTCAACAACATCCCCGCTAAGCCAGTGAGCGGCGAAACCGTCCTTGCTGGCAAAACCGAAGGGGAAGCAAAAGAAACCGAACTGACCGGCATCGCTAAAGTCGAGGCCGCATTCAAAGCGCAAAAAGAATCTCACTAACCACACAATACCATGCCCAATAACCTAACTCTGTTAGACCTCGCCAAGCTCAACGGTGCTGACCCTATCGTCGGTCTGATTGAGGAAGTCGCCACCGCATCGCCGGAGGTAACAATGATTCCCGCTCGCACGATTCGCGGAACGTCTTACAAGACGGTTATCCGCAACAGTCGTCCGACCGTTGGATTCCGTGCCGCTAACGAAGGCACTGACCCTACTAAGTCGAACTTTACCGAGCGCCTTGTGGAATGTTTCATTCTCTCCGCTCGCATCGAAGTAGATAAGGCAGTCGCCAAGGGCTACGAAGACGGCGCAGAAGCTCTGCAAGCTATCGAAGCCGTAGGCGTGATGCGTGCCGCTCTGTCCACCGTTGGCAGTCAAACCATTTACGGCACAAGCGCAGGCGCAAAGGGCTTCGTTGGCCTGCAAGACCTCGTTACCACCTTTGGAACTGAGCTTGTGGTTGACGCAGGCGGCACAACCGCCGGCACTGGTTCTTCGGTCTACGCGATCAAAGCAGGTGCGCAAGGCGTGCAATACGTCTATGGCAACTCGACCACGTTTGACCTCTCGCCATTCCGCGAAGGTGACGCAGTTGATTCCAACTCGAAACGCTTCGCCGCTTACATCGCAGACCTCACCGCTTGGATCGGATTCCAGTGCGTGAACAAATACGCCGTGGGTCGCTTGAAAGACGCAACGGAAGACAGCGGCAAAGGCGTGACCGATGCCAAGATTGCCGAGCTTCTCAGCAAGTTCCCCGTTGGCGAACGTCCGACTCACCTACTGATGAACCGCCGCTCCGCTTATCAGCTGCAAATCAGCCGCACGATGACCGCAAGCACGAAACAAGAAGCATTCACTGGTATCTTGCCAGGCGTGCCGACTGAATCGTTTGGAATCCCGATCATCATTACTGATTCTATCGGCAATACTGAAACCCTCAGCTAATTCTAACCACAACTAACTACGACCATGGCCTACGAATTTAACCGTAACTTGCAAGATGCCAGCTATTCCAATAGCACGGCACTCCACACCACCGCCGCAAACTCCGCATCGTTTGATTTGGAGCAAGTGACTGGTGGAGATATTGAGGCAGTCGTTGGTGAGATCGTCTCACCTGCATCTGCCGCTACCACTGGCAAAATCTGCACCTACACGCTGCAAGATTCTGCTGACAATAGCTCATGGGCAGCGATTGACCCCGCTACCACTACCACGATCACCGCCGCTGATTCCGCATTGGCAGCGAAGACCGTTCGTTTCCGCTTCCCGCCTAACACTCGCCGCTACGTTCGCGTAGCACAAACGGGCGACACGCTGGGCAGCGTCTCCGGCAACTTCACATTCAAGTTGTTGTTCTAATCGCCTTTCTGGGTTGCATCTGTATTCATAGCATAACAGGGCGGCGGGGTTTATTGTTTTCCCTCGCCGCCCCTAACTTTTTGACTTATGGCATGGCTAGCGCTTACATACTCCGCTTTACGTGACAGGCTCTCGACAGATGAGCTTAACCGCTTGCTTGCTGAATGCCCTACGCCAGAAGAAAAAGCCGACGAAGTAATGACGGCAGTTGCGCAAGACATAGCCTCTCGCGTCAATGCAGGACGGCGCAAGCGTGGATTGCCGCCCGTTGTCAATACGGGCTTATTTGTGCCACCAGGCGCAAGACGGCACGCTTACATCTTGGCACGCCGTGAATTGACTGACTCTTACCCATCGCTGGCAGAATTTAACGGTGATGACCGCAAGGCGAGCGTTGACGAAGCGAATAGCTATCTTGATGACCTTGCCAACAACAATGCAGACGGTGACGACACTGGCGCGGAGTCTTACGTCACAGTTACAAGCGGATCGTTTCGCTACGGGGGTGCGGCAATCATGAACTTTTCAGAATCGCCATGAGTCTTATTCGTCAAGTCGTGGAAAGCATCGCCAAAACGCTCTCAGATCATGCGTATTTCCGCACCGTGCCGACTATTCCCGTATTGGTTGAAGATCACAAGGATATCGACAGGGATATCGAAAAGGCCATGAACTCATGCGGGGCGTTTGTCGTGGTCAACTTTGCCAACGCACAACCATCTTCACCTGACACACCCGGTCCATATCTTGACGAATCATCTTTCGCCGTGACCGTTTCTGAAATCCCTAGTGTATGGCGACAACAAGCGGGAAATCAAGCAAAGCCAAGCGCAACCGAAATTGCAGAGGCAGCGGCACGCATTTTGCACCATCACAAGCCAACTGATAAAGACGGAAACGAACTATCGGGTGGCATTCTAACATTTTCCTCCATGCAGCAAGAGGTAACGCCTCCCATGCTTCAACAAGTTCTAACATTTAACTGCCCGATTGGGCTTCACAATACCACACCAACACGCTAAAACATCATGCCAACATTTGACAGAACAACCATCGTGCGCGGACCGTGCAAAATCACGTATGACAGCGCAACATTTTACAGCAAGGCGGGAGTCGTTTTGACTACCACAAACGCCACGTTTGACAAAGAAACGGACGCTTACGGCATCGTGTCGAAAGCGAAGACTGACTTTCAAATGGTAGTCGAATTTGAACCGGTCGGCGAAATCGAAGCGTTGACCGTTCTTTTCCCGCACGGCAATACAGCAATGGGGGCGAGCATCTACGGCGCGACTGATAAGCCGCTTGTGATTGTCTCACTTGACAAGACCTACACCATCCTCAACGCGCAAATCACGCAAATGCCAACCGTAAGTTGCAGCGCGAACAAGACCGCATTTGGAAGTGTGCAATTCACTGGCTTGCTCAAAAAAGGTGGCGACCCTAGCGCAATCGAAGATTACTATACCACGACCACAGGCGCAGCTATCGGCACGGCGTTTAACCCTGCTATGATTATCACCGCGCCTTATGTCGCAACACTTGGCGCACTTGACCCGTTCATGAGCGCAGAGGGCTTTGAGTTGTCATTCGATTTAACCCTCGCCCCCGTCATGGTTGACGGCATCGGAACGGTTGACATGTCAATGCAGGGAATCGGATGCAATATCACTTGCGTGCCTACTGGCATTGACCAACTTGATTTTGATTCGTTCTTTGACGCGCTAAACGCTGGCGCTGATTTGACGGTTGAAGCTCTCGACATTTCGACAGCTACCGTAGGCGGATTGAACTTTGACGCGGCGGCGGTGCAAATCACAGAATTACAACGCAACTTCTCCGCTGCTGATAACCGCCTTGGAACTCTCACCATGAGCGCCAAACGGACGTTTACAACAGGCGCACAAAACGCACTCTTTACCATCGCCGCAGTATCTTAAAATATGTTTGTCCGATTACAGCGTGGAAGCATTGCTTATGACCTCGCTGGCGGCGACGGTCAAAGAAGCGAAACGTCAAATTTCCGCATCTCAACAGAGGCTGGATTCCAGCAAGTTCAATACATCGAACAAGACGCGTTCGATCAGTTCTTTCGAGGCGGTAGTTCAACGTCTATTTCATTTGACAGCGTTCTGACATTCGCGACTTTGACCGAGGCGGAAAGCTACCTTTTGAACATGCCACAAGGTATGCAATCGCAAGCATCGCAAACGGTAACGATTGGCAGATTGACAGCATCAGGAACCAAGCAAGTCGAAACGCTTACGTGCGTAGGAACTGCATCAGGAAACGGAAATGTCGATTGGACTTTTGTTAGCGTTGACGCAAACGCAAGCGGCTCAACTGCGATTCTATCAGGTGACACACCAACGGTTTACGCCGCAAAGATTGCCACATCACTCATGGCAAATGCTGATATTGCATTTCGCTACATCGTGACCAGTTCCGGCGCGGATGTTATCATCACCAAGCGCCAATCAGAGGCGAACGACGGCACGTTAGCACTGACCACGACCAACGGCAGTCCATCGCCAAGCATCACGGGTGCAACAAGCGCAAACACGACAAGCGGAGTTGCCCCGACGATTACCAACAGCAAGACATTGACAAGTGTTAGTTGCATCATTAATCTCGCTCAACAGGGCGTTTCAATCGCTCAAAATGTTACTCTAATCGGAAAATACTAATGGCTGCAAAGAACGTAGATATCCGGATCAATACTACCGCTGACACGCAAGGCGCAAAGCAAGCGACCACTGCGATGAAAGGGTTTGATACTGCGACCAAGCAAGTCAATCAAACTGTCAATACCACGTCTGCCAATACCGGCAAAATGGGATCAATCGCGGGGCAAGCAGGCTTTCAGATTCAAGACTTTGCTGTGCAAGTTAGTGGAGGCACAAGTGCGCTGACAGCATTCTCTCAGCAAGCGCCACAATTTCTCGGGATCTTTGGACCTGGAGGCGCGATTGCTGGCGCATTGGTGGCAGTAGGAGCTATCGCAGCAAAAGTGTTTTTGGCAATGGGAGATGACGCTAAGAGCGCATCAGAAAAAGCCGAATCCATGGCAACCGCGATTGAAAAAATCAGCGAAGCGGCTGGGAAATTACAATCAGAGGAAACCGATTACGGACGCGATGCAATCACGCAGGCAATCGGATTAGCAAAGCTACTCGCAGAAGGATTTAAGCAAGCAAGCGACCAAGAGCGCGAATTTTCTCAGCAAGCAGTTGACGGCGTAAATCGTTTGCGCATGGCTGAAATCGAACTGCGTAAAGCTAGAGGCGAAATAACAGCAGAGCAAGCAACGACACAGCAAGATCAAGCCAAGCAAGATGCGATTATTGCAGTTGCGGAACAACAGAAAAAAGCCGAGCAAGACAAGATTGCGGCCGCTCAACAAGTAATCAAGCTAGCTCAAGAGGAGGTGACAGCGAGAGGCCATGCGCTTGTAACGAATCAAGAAAATTTAGATTCGTTAATACTTCAAACCGAGGAGCTTAAAAAGCAAAAGAAAGAGCTAGAAAGCGTTACTAATGATAGAGTGGAGTCTTTTTGGGATCCTTCGGGCGATTTATCCCCAAAGGCTAAAGAGGCTCGCGCAAAATTAGAGGCGACGCCATTTGACGCCCAAATTGCAGCTTTAGAATCTCGCGTTGAATCATTGGTAAAATCAACAAGTGGCGAACTATATCAAGACTTGGTTGCGGCGGCTGATTCATTAGCGCAAGCACAAATCGCAGCGCAACAAATCGCAGCGCAAGTCACAGGACAAGTCGAACAAATCGACCTTAAAGCGCAAGAGCAAATCATCATCGAAAACACAGCGCAAATTGAATCGCAAGCGAAAGCCAATGCTGATTTATTGCGCGCTACTTTCGAGAACGTGCAACCATTGAACCAAGCGCAGCAAGAGGGGATTTTGCTGATTGACAAAGCATTGGCGGATGGAAAGATTTTGGCGACTGAATCGCAGGACGTGCAAAAGGGCATTTCTCTCGTTATTTCAAACGCATCAGCAAATCAAAAAATCAACATCAACAGCGTGAATAAGCTATTGCAACTCATGAACTCATTTGGCGCGACTCTCATGAATCAGCAAAAACAGATTGACGGATTGCAACAGAAATACCAAGGAATCATCAAGTAATGGCAGTCTGGACAATACAAGGTGAAACGGGCAAAGCGTGGGACGCAACCGCGCAAACGCTCGCGTATCGCAAAGCATCGGGCGCAACTGTTTCTTTTCGTTCGCTGTCACCCGACGACTTGACCTTGCGCATTGAAGCCGACGACTTGACCACTTACACCGCCCCCGAACTAGGGCAAACGATTGTTTTATACCGTAGCGGCACGCGCTTTTTTACTGGCATCGTGACCAACATCAAGACAAGCGGCAATCAATCGCTTTCTGTCGTCGTTAGCGGTCCGTGGTGGTGGCTAGAGCGCATCAACTACGTCACGACACAAACAGACGGCACGGGCGCAACATCATCGCGCATAACGGGCGTATTTGGAACAGCGCCGAGCGGGACGAATCTAAAAACCGCGATTGAATTAGCGATTGATACAAGCGTTTCACTTGGCGCACCTATTGCCAACATCGCGGGAGGATCGACAGTAGCTACTTACTTTGATATTCCCCGCGTGACATTGAATCAATCGACATGCGCGGAGGTTTTGACAGAACTCATTCGCCTTGTGCCAGACACGATGGCTTATTTCGACTACTCAACCGCAACGCCGACAATGCACGTAACACGGCGCGGAGTTGCGACTACGCGCACGCTCACGCTAGGCAGCGACCCGATAGGGTCATTTGACATAAACCCGATTTATGAAATGAAGGTTGACCAAGTCGTTTTGCCATACGTCGAACGCGACACGCTAGGGCGCACGAAGTTTGCCACGCAATCAAGCGGCACGCCAGCAACAGGGCGCGTGCAAGTCATCACTATGAGTGGTCCCGAGCTTGACACGTTCCTGCCTAACGACCTTTTCGACACGCAACCCGTTCGGACATACAGCACGCTTGAAACATTCGTTTTGGCATCGGATAGGCAATTTGACAACGCCAAGGATATTGGACTCACGACAGAGCTTGTAATCAACAACAGCGCCACGACTTTCAACTATTATTCGTCCATCGCTGGCATTGGCAATTCATCGTTTTTGGTATCTCAGACAATCCCCGCGACGATCTACCTTGGCGAAGATGGCGAACCAGTTGACCCGACGGGATTGTTTTTTCTCACGCCGGATCAAGTTTCCGATTGGGCGATTGATGATTTTGACTTGATTCCAGTAGTGGCAAGCGGAACGTGGGCTTACGATTGGAAAAAGCAAACTGATTTTTACAACACTGGAGGTTTTTACGTATCAACCACGATCTTTCCGATTCCCGCATGGTTTTCGTCATTGCAAAGCACAATCGGACAGGGTGGACGGAGGGGAAGTAGAACGGCGGCTGAATTGTGGGAACTCTATACGGGGACATTTACCGCTAAGGGCTATCTTTCCGCCACTAATTACCATTGGACAGGAGCAGCGAGAAGCGGAAGCGGCGCAACTACAATCGTGCTAGCGACCGCCGCAAATAGCGTTGACGACTTTTACACCGGACGCACGGTGACATGGACAAAATCAGGCGGGGCGAAATTTACCGACACGATCACCGATTATGTCGGCAGCACGCGAGCCGCTACCTTGTCGCAAACGTGGATAACAGCGCAGCGACCAGCAAGCGGAGACACTTACGAGCTAGAAGGTCATCCCCTTTACCGCACCGCAGATTATTCTTTCATCGCTCCCCCTGCTAACTTGGCAGCGAACTTGCTTGCCGCGCAGAACTTCACGCCATACGAAGGAAGTATTTCACTCGTAGAGGAAACAGCGGGAGGCACTCGTTACCGTGGATGCAAGGTGAATGTTTCCGGCAGTCTTTCGGCGTTGTCATCTATGGGTGCGCTAGTGGCAGCGGAAACAATCGACATTCCCACAGGAACGACAAGCATTGATCTTGGCACGCCGCCGCGCTTGGATTACCGCACTCTTGTTGACCGCATCAGAAAAACCCCACAGGATAACATCGTTTTTGACGTATGAAGCAATTCCAATTAGTAGTCGATCAATTCGGAAATCTCTTAGTTAACAAGGGATTTGTCATTGATTTATCATCTTCCACATCAGCATTTTATGAGCTTGGCGCAACTGAGGAAAGCGTTCTTTTGAATAACGACAACAACGGCACGCGCACGATTGATACAGATAGGCTTTTTTTCCTCGGCGGCAGCGGTCACTCGATGGAATTTACAGGCACTTTGACAGATTCAGCGCCCCTTGGTTACTATGCGCAGGAAGATGAATTCGATTGGGCGAAGCGCAACTTTACGATTGTCGGCACGCCGGCATCAGGCGCGGAAATGAGTGACGGAACGGATATAGTAGCTGAAATCGTAGGGGCGTTTACCGTAGCGCCAACAGGGACCTGGCACAGCACGACATACGGAAAAGATACTTACAACGGGGGGACTGTTTTCACGCTGACAGCAACTTACGAAGGCGCGAGCGGCGGTGGTGGAATTTACGCCCCTGCTTTCATCAATGCCGTTTTTGAGGAGTTTACCACTGAAGGGACATTCCCAAACATCGGAAGCGCAACGGATGGATTCTATCAATTCATCGCGCCAGACTACACGCTTGCTTACAATACGGGCATGTGGGAGCTGAGAGACAGCGGCGCAGTATTACTCGACACAGGCGGAAGCGACCCCAGCGACCCGTCGGGCGTTTACAATGACGGCACGTATGATATTACGATCACAGTTGAAACTAACCGTTCGACAATCACCACGACAGCGACAAGCGGCACGGTGCAAACTGGCAATTTCGTTGAATCCGATTGGCTAACGTGGACAAGCGAGGATGATGCAGATTTTACCGTTACCGTGAACAATGACGGCACGGCGGATATTTCAGACGCGACTGATATCATCGCGAGCCGCGCAACAGAACTCGTAAGACAGCCGCAAGGAATTTACCAATCCACGACATACGGCGCAGACACTTACAATGACGGTGCTCCTTTTCTTATCACCATCGGAAACGCCCCTGCAATGCCGCAGTATGGCTTTGTATGGGTAGAGATAGAGCTTTTATCAGGCGCGTTTGTCGCCGCAACTGGCCCTTTCATAGGCGCTTCACTTCCTGCCAACTCATCGACGCTGAAAGTTTATCCGATCGGTTTTTCAAACGGCAGCGGAGTCGTGAAGCAAATTCACGAAGGACCGATTATTTTCCAATAATTCACTTGCATTTTGCAACCATTTACACTAACAAAAACGCATGAGCATCGACGGCGCTAACTTCGAGATTTGGATTGGCGAAAATATAGCCATGACGCTTTTATGCACCGACGACAATGGCGACGCGCAAGACCTCACAGGATATACCGCGCAAGGAGTCGTAAAGGAATCAACACGCGATGAGACGGCAATACTTGACCTAGCGCCAACGATACCAACACCCGCAAACGGCACGGTAGTAATCGACGTGTCCACAGATGGACTTGACCCAGGCGTATTTGGCTATGACGTGCAAATTTCTAACGGCTCAGACGTGCCTATTGTCATCGGTTACGGAACTGTAAAACTACGCAGAAAGAACACCCCTAACTTATGAGCATCCAGAAAGTCGAAATCAGTTTAAGCGGTCAACGCCCTCAGATTGTGTATATAAATCAGGGACCAGCGGGTGTAGCAGGAGCCAACGGCGGCAGCACCTCAGCATGGAACTACAAAGCCAAAACAAGCGCAACTAGCGGCTATCCCGGCAACGGATACCTACTTTGGAACAACGCCACGCAGCTAAGTGCTACTA